TGCTATATTTGACGGAATTACTCATTCTTTTTCAAGGCGTTCGAGGAGTTCTTCGTCATCGGATGTGAGTATCTTTATGTCAGCTCCTTGCGCTACCGCAAACGAAGAATGAAGCCAAATGGCTTGCGACTCGGGCATGGTCCATGCTCGTTCCTCGGAGATACCATTACGGATCAGATTAGTTACCACCGTAATCATCCAGGGGATGCCGGAGACGTCTTGCTGTTTAGACTTCTTCTCCCAGAACTTAGGCCAGGCTTCAATTAATACGTATTCAGAGAACCGGGCTAACTGTTTAACAAAGTATGCTTCGTTAGCATTTAAGCGACCTAGGTAGTAATAGTCCTTTAGGCTTAGCTTATTGATGGGCTCTTGAGCGCATATCTTTACCGCGATCAGAAGGTCGAGCGGACGGACTGTAGTTGATGGCTTAACAAAAGGAGATTCAGCCGCCTCTAAATGCACCCGGCTAAATAGTGAGAACGGAAAAACTAACCGACCCAGCATCGAGATTCGCGCCGGGTCAGTAAACGCGCTAATGGCGCGCTTATCCATCGTTTAGACTACGGCCTCGTAACCGACAGCAGTTACCGTTACAGCAGAATAAGCCTTGTTAGAACCCTTATCTGAAACTTTGGTTACCCAACCGGAGAAAACTGTCGATGCGGAACCGTCAGTATAAGCCGCATCGGTGTTAATATTAATTGAAAAGCTAGCACCCAGCACAGGAATCGAAGAAGTTTTTGCGATTAATTCTACAGTGATCTGCGTTTTACGGTCGTCACCACGCCAAGTAATCGTCTGGCCTGTCTCATTTACAATAGTCGTTTCGTTGTTAAACTCACCATCGTTGGTATATGATTGCACCACGGCATTAGCCACGGTGGTGTCTTCCATACCATAAATTGCGACAATTCCTTTAACTATGGCGGCCATATACTATTGTTTCGGGGGTAAGGTTATGCCTGAGGGTTGACCACGATCAGGATATCGTAGCTCATAACAGACGCCCACGAGCGCTCATTTACCCCTTCATCTTCGGACTGAGGGGTGACGTCGTAGCACGCCGCATCGCCTCCGGCCACGAACTTGGCTTTGATGGCTGTCAGGTCCTGCATAGCACCGGCAACAGCTGCACATCTTGCCCGGTGTTCTACCAGGGTGTTATCGTCGGCGCTTGAGAAAATGGTGATGCGAGTCCCGCACATATAGTTACCCAGTCCTTGGGGTAAGTCGCTAGGCGTTCGAGCCGAATCGCAGAGCACAATGAGCTTAGGCAGTACGTTAGTATCTGCACCGTCTCCGGTATAGATAGATACTCCAGTCAGTTCGGTCTGGTCGGATAGGTGAGAAGCGATAACGGCTTCGAGGATTTGTCGTGCGGATATAGTGCCCATAAAGTTGTTATTTTCTGCGGTTAGCGCGTTTTATTGCGTCTCTTTTACGAGCCTCAACGGTAGCAGTAATCTGCTTAACTCTGTTACCATACACAATGTTTTCCGTACCGGCGTCGGAAGAAACGTTATTAATGTTACCTATCATGTTAGTGGCCTCCATCATTACCCGGCTCCCAGTCTTAAGCATGGAAAACTGACCCATGGCTGAGCGGTTACGATCAACCCAGGGGGCATCATATACCCCATAGTTTCGAGCACTTCCTTTCGAGGTTACCAGCGGAGGGATTAATCTCATGGCTGCCGCCCATCCCGCCTTGACGCGTCCGACCATTAGTTGCCTTTCGGCTATGTAGGCTTGCAAGAAATTAACCGAATCTACCATGTATTGAGGGCCACCAACAGGGGCTCCCTTGGGCCATCGTCCATTAACCTTGTTTTTATATCTATCATGGATGCCGCGTAGGTCGTTGGTTGGCCCTTCGATTGCGGTCTTTTGCCCAAAGATATTGGCACGGCTTAAGTAGTTTTTAGCCTTCTTAAAGCCACGCTCCCAGTCCGTGTCGTCGAGAATCTTACGCATAATGGGAGAGATACCGGATAAACGCCCATCGTTCTTCTTTCCCATCGTAGTCGAGAGTTCGAGATAACCACCACGATCATCAGACTTAACCATGTTAATGACCTGGCGCAAGATGACCGGCATAGCCCTTCGGGGTTTGTCCATCGGAATAAAGATGCGATTAACGTCCTTGGCTAACTTGCCCATACCAGACTTATGAGCGGCATCGCTTAGGCCTCGACCACCACCCTTAGGCATAGGCGGGGTAAAGGTCATAGCATCCCTAAGCATTAGCCGCATTTGCTCGTTAGTGATTATTTCAACGGAAACCTTCACATCTTCGGCAAATTGATCTATGGCTTTATCAAAGTCCGCTTTGCTCTTAGGGTCTATGCGGCTCTTCTTAGCCATTACTGGTTATCGTCGATGCAGTCTAGCTCGATGACGGCGCTGGTTTTCTTGTAGGACTGTCCCTTAATGCGAAGGACCTGCCCATTGACGGTCAATTTCTTACCTTCGCCTAGGGCAGCTATAGGGACCCCAGAGGCCAGAGTGGCTACCTGCCCTCCAACTCTACCGTCAGAAGCCGTCCAAGGGGCCGTAGCGGCGGCAAATCGCACCGTCCACATCTTCTGGTCGGTGAAACCACCAGAGTCAAACTTAGGGGTATTCATCGGACGCGAGAGTCCAACGAGGAAAAGGTCACCTCCGACAGTAGCCGGAACGCCTATATCGGCTAGCAGGCCTTGGAAGTCCGGGAGGAATGTATCGTAAATGCTCATGTGTTGGGAGGGTGGGGAATTGGAGATACAAAAAAGCCCCCATTGCTGGGGGCTGTCTTAGGCCGTCAGCCCAGATTAGGGGTTATAGACGGAGGCAATCGTGCCAGTCGTGATGCCCTTGTTCGCACCAAACATCAGCTCGAAGGAGCCAACGAGGTTACGAGTGGTAGGATCACCCCAGACGTTATAGAAGATGCTCAAGCCAAGACCAGGGATAACCATGGACTCGCTAACGAGGAAGTCATTCTGAGTAGCCGAGAAGTCAGGAGCAGCGGCGGCCATTGCGATGGCTTCAGGCGCACAAGCAAATCCTGCCAGTTTGGCTTCCGAGTTGAAGGCAGAAGCGTAGTAGACACCAGCTTCGAAACCATAAGCACCAGCCGAGAGAGGCAGGGAGGTCGTGCTGGTTGGGATAAGGTTGCTATAAATGCCCGTGTTAACAATCAGTGCTTTACGGTCAGCCTTGGCAACACCTGCCCAGAGAGCGCGAAGGTTAGCAGAGCCAGGGGTAACCGTAGAGTCAGCACCGGTGACGGTGGCGGCTCCGAAGTTAGCGACGGTGATAGGAGCAGTAGCGGCATCCCAGATGGCGTCAGCAAGTTTGTCCATGTTGATCTTAACCAAGCGTTCAAGCTTGATGCCGTTCTGGATGTCACCGTAAGCCAAGCCGAAGGGCTGGTAGAGGTGAGCAAGCGTGACGGCAGAAGCGCCGAGGGTGGTCGCACCGATGGTCGAGAAGTCCGTAGGATTAGTTACGGTCGTTGAGCCAGCAGTGGAGAGCGAAACCTGAACGATGTCCTTAGGGCGCTTAACATCAGCGGAGAAATCCGTGGTGAAAAGGCTGAGGGCAGCGAGGCGGTTCGCGAGTTTGGTAAGGCCGTATTCGCTGACTGTGTCAACGATTAGGGCGCTGTTGATGGTATTAGCCATGGTAGGTTATATTGGGTAGTAGATTATTTGGAGGAAAAGAGGACTGCTTTATGCAGTTTGAAAAACGCACGACGTTCAGCGCCTGCAGGCATCAAAGCATATTGCTCGCAGATAGAACCGAGAGCGGCTTGAGCAACAGGGGCGGCAACAGGGTCAACACCGGAAGCGGCTAGGATGTTTGCGGCCTCGACGGAGCCGGTAGCCTTGGTGGCTTCTAGTTCTGCGATCTTAGCGTTGGCTTCAGCGAGGGCGGCTTCAAGCTCAGAGACTTTTTGATCTTGGGCGGCGGCCGTAACCTTGAGCGAATCAAGTTCGGTAGAGACGTTAACGACAGATGCTTCGACCGTCTTGCGGAGATCGTCGCGTTCAGCAGTCAGTGAAAGGACGGAGGCTTCAGCAGCCTTAGCGCGCTCTTCGATAGTCATATACTATTGCGGATTAGGTAAGGTTAGGAATCACCCATAGCTTGCAGATTCCGTTTGGATCGATGTCACCAGATACAAGCTGACAGCCGCGTGGGCCACGGTAGAAGACGCAGTTCTGGCAGAGCAGTCCTTCAGAGGCGAATGGAGAAACAGGGGCGTAGTGAGCGCCATCCGGGCCAACGCCCTGGTCGAATGCTCCAAAGGTTTCTTCAATATCGGAGTAGCAATCTACCATTTCACGCTGACGCGGGGAAAGAAGGTCAATGACTTCGGGCTCAAGTTCAACGGATGCCATAGGCTTAACAATGGCCTTGGCAGATTTTCCAGACTTCTTGGACGTGGCTATGGCTTGCTTCATCGGCTGCACGCTGGAGCCCTCGAATATAGCCAAGGCTTCTTCAAACGTATTGGCAAGGCCGGTGACAAGACCCTTCTGGGCTGCGATTGCTCCGGTAAATACTTGACCTTCCATATCCGCACTATTGGCAAACGAACGGGTACGCAAGATTGTCTGCTTGAACTGATCGTGCATTGCCACGATAGCATCTTGCTCGAGCGCACGGGTCTGATCGGTATAACCTTCGCCAGCCACGTTAGGCGCTTTGGCCCAGCCGGAACGGAAGATTTCCATTTTTAATCCAATTTGGTTATAATACTCAGCATAGGATTCGTCCACCATGATTACGCCAATTGAGCCGACATAGGCCGACGGAGCCACGATGAGCGATGATGCTTGAGAACCCCAGTAATAAGCACCGCTGGCAATAAGTTCGCGAGCATAGGACATCGTAGGCAGCTGGATGTTATAAACCTTATCGGCTAGCTCAGGAGTTCCTAGAACCGTTCCACCGGGCGAGTTAATCTCAAAAGCTATGCGCTTGACTGCAGGATTGGCGAGCATCTCATCGATGGTATTGCCAAGGTCGGCCATATCGACGCCGCCGGTGAGTTTATCGAACTTAGTCAGACCGAGGCCCAGCGCTCCGATGGCCGGGATGACGGCAGTACCCATGGCCGTAATGTAAGGCTTCGGTTGTGGGTTGAAAAACATATCAAGAACGCCATCAACAACGCCATACTTTTCGGCGTACTTCATGTGATTAGCGGCCTTGATAGGATCGCAGAGCAATGGCTCGCGACCAGATAAACCTGAGATTAGACACTTCATGGGGTAGAGGGGGGAGGTGGGATATCAAGGTTATCAGTAACGCTCGAAGGCATCTGTTCATTTGACTGTCCCTGCTGGAGCCAGTTGAACTGCGATTGATACAGCATCCAAAGCGGCAGGCCACGGTCCTTGGCTTTCTGAATACGCTTTTCAGCTTCAACGGCTAACTGTTCGAGCGTCTCGTCATAGGTAGTTCCCTTCTTGCCAAGAATGGCTTGAGAAGTGGTAAGGCCCATCTGAAGGTCGGCTCGGTCTTGAGCGGCTTCGCGGCCTGCATCAACAGTAACGTCTCGAGGTGTAATCCAGGTCTTTCGGTTAAAGTCTGGGTCATCAGGAATCTTGCCCTTGGCAATACCGTCGGCTATGACGTAATCGTATACGCGGTCTAATGAATCGATAAGGATGGAT